TCTTGTAAAGTTATACCACCAGCTGATCCTCCACCATCAGAAACAAGAATAATTCCTCTTAATCTTGTTCTTCCTGCGAATACTGCACCTGTTGCTGTAACTCTAACTGCTTTTACGTCACCCTTCATAATTTTTATTCTCCTTAAAATTAAGTATGGGCCCGAAGGCCCACACTAAATTAATTATTAACTTACTGCCGCACTAAACGGTGTAGCTAAGTCACCAGTACCACCAGTAACTACTGAAACTAACCATTTACCTGAAGCAAGTACAGTACACTCAATTGTTGCATGAGTTACACCACCAGTTGTTGATCCATTTAAAGTGATCGTGTCTGATGTTGAAGCTGTCATGAAACCTTCAGTGTTATCGTTAGTGTCTGTATCAACAATTATTGCTGTACCAGTCATAACGTCTGTAGCGTTTGCAACTTGAACAATTAAACTTCCTGTTTTAGTGATAGAACTTACGATAGTAAATTTAGCACCAACGTTAGACAAATTGTTTAAGTCAGCTCCTGGTCCTGCAACTGCAGAATCAGCGTTTGCATTTACCGCTGGTAATGTATAAGTCACTGCTCCTGCTGCATCATTATGTACAATTCTACCCGCGTGAGTAGCAACTGTTAATGATACGCTAGAGTCAGCATCTACAACATTAGCTGGACCTGTAGTAATAAATCCATTTTTAGATGTTACTGGTCCTTGAAACGTAGTGTTTGCCATAGTGTTATCCTCCTAGTTTCTGTTTATGTAGTCTCTAGGCCGTCGACTATACGCGTCTACATAAACTGATTTTTGTATAGTGATAAATGTATATACTAGATTTTAATAGAGTGCAAGAGAGCCTGTGATGTGGATTGGATTTTTCCAACGATGTAGCTTTTTATTAAGTAGCTACTGAAACTTGCGGAGCTGCACCTTCAATAGTGTTTTGCTTGTGGGCAATAGCTGCTTCTTCCAGCTTAATTTTTGTGATGATCTCTTTGACTTTGTCATCGATTCTGACCATCTCAAGAGTGTATCTGCCATTAGACAGATGCTCCTGTTCCCACTTCAACTCCAAGGACCTTTTTTGTTTGTAAAGGTCTTGTATCATTTATAACCTCCTCATAGGTTATTCGATTTACTTGGTCACTATAGGAGTTACCAAGGTTTTCCCAAACTATACTATTTTCTCCTAACTTGTCAAGGATTGATTGTTCTAGTGAGTCTGGAGAATCTTCTGATTCTACTTCAAATTTGGCATGATGATCATATGCCCATATATTTACTAAAAATTTTGTCATTATTCTTTCTATCATATCATCAAATTGTGGCGGGATTATGTCCCGCCACAAAATTTAAATATTAAGCACCTTCAACGCCAAAGATACCTCTGAAGTCAGATACTCCAAATGAATATCTTTCTCTAGCTTTGTATCTTACGTTTCCAGTATCAAAGTCACCTTCCATTGCAGTTTTGATAGGTGATCTTTCAAAATACTTCATACCGTTAGGTACATCAGTAATGATGTAGAACGCATCTGTGTCAGTTAAAAAGTTATTAACTCTGTAACCTTGCGGGATCATTCCCATAGACACGATTGCATTAACATCGTTGTCCGCTGTTCCAACTCTACCTTGAGACTTCATCAATCTCTCAGCTGTGAACTGAAGCTCAGAAGGGATAATCATTTTAACACCTCTTGCAGCAATTTTCAGACCTCTTTCGTCTGTCATTGCAGCGATGTCAATTAATGACTGCTCTAATGAAGTTTCATTCAAGTCAGCTTGAGTTGTTAAAGTATTTTTAACTGTACCAGAGATTGTTGGGTGAGATGTATTAAATAATGATACACCGTCACCTGAATCAAAGTTATCAGTTGATGGTAGACCCTGGATTAACGGGCTTACTGCTTTAACTTGTTTAGTATTCGCCATAGATCTAGCTAATGCTTTTGTATATCTACTAGCAAGTCTGTCATACAAGTTGTCCTCAATTGCTTCTTCAGTTATTGAGAAGGCAAGAGCTACAGTCTCGTGACTGTATCTAGCAGTGTAAGTTTCTTGAGCGTTGTCAAAAACTACTCCACTTCCTTCTGGTTTAACTTGAGCTTGAGCAAAACCTGATAACATAACTTCTTCTTCAAACGCTCTGTCTGAAGATTCAGTTGTGTAGATTTCAGCATGCTGATTCTCATAACGTTTATATTCAAGGCCGAATAGTGCATTCAACCCTGGTTCTAGTTCTTTGACTAGTTGTCCTCTAGATATTGCCATAGTTTTATACTCCTATTCTATTAGATACCTACAGTGCCTTTTAAGAAGTGTTCGTTAATCGTAACAACCAAATTAACGTTAGCAGAACCTGCTTCGTTATTATCTGGGTCTTTCGATATACCGATAATTCTTAATTGCGCCGTAGCTGTTTTCTGATCAGATGTATCTAGTTCAACATTAGATACATAATCAGGTGATGAACCCGCTGTGTAAGCGATGTCGGCATTTAAACCTACATCAGCTGCCGCAGTCGCGCCATCAGCTTGGATTTCAAACCTCTCATATGGGTCATCAGATACGAATCCAACAATGTCTGTTGCAGTGTTAGAAGCGTCTAAGTGATTTGCATACGTAGGCTTGCTTGTTGAAGCGTCAGTAAAGAAAACTCCTCCAAGTGATCCTAATAATGTATCCGTTGCTGCTGCTACAGTGATTGTTCCAGTTGCTGCCATTTCGACAGGGTCATTGAAATAAATCGCTGATGCAGATGCTGCGATACTATACTCGGATAAACCTTGAGAGTCTCTATTCTGACCAACTTTGCCGATTGGTTTTAAACCAAAGGCTGCGTCTTTATTTGCCATAGTTGTGTCCTCCTATTAGACAATTGTTAGTTTATCCTTTGATGGTTAAGAATTCTTTTAAGACTTCTTTGAGCCACCGAAGGTTACACGTGACTGCCTTTCAATATTGATAGGCATGTCGGGGTGCTGTTCCTTCATAAGATCATTATCAACAGCTTTAACTTTATCATCATGCTGTTTTGCATAATATTCAGTTCGCTGTTTTGCAATCTCTTCAGGTACCCTTGCCAGCACAAGGCCACCAACTCCGATCACTCCCTTGTATTTACCATCTTCAACTTGTGGATAATCGCTATCAGGATATTCATCAGCTCTTACAAGCTCGTATCCAGATCTTAGTCTCCCTTGGATATTCTTAGTATCTTGGAATCCTAAAGATTCAGCTCTTAGCCATCTGTGTTGAAATCCTGTTGGCGCAGGGGGTGCATCTAAAGATGACGGTGGAGACCAAACTTTTTTCTGAGAAGTTTTTTCTCTAGTCTGACTCGCACGTGGGGTTCTTTTATTATTGTTTTCCATATGCTTAAACCTCCTTCGTGATATTTAATTGTTTCGCATATTCTTCAAGTGGCACACCTAATTTTTTAGCGATTGCTACCTGTGAAGGTGTGAGTCTTACAGTTTTGCGACTAGATTTTGTAGTACGTTTTGCCGAAGCAACAGTTTGTACTGGCTTAGTCGTTTCCGTAGTTTCTTTTGTATCAAATTTATGCGGAAATTCAAGTCTTATTCTTTTATCAATTTCAGCATAATAATCATCACTTGATGGATCAAAACCTTCTTCTTCAGTTAACTTTTTATGAAGATCAAAGGCAGTATAGGTCATAGCTGTATCTTGACCAAACCATGAGTTGTTTTGTGCCCATAATTCAGCTTTTGGATCAGGTGTTCCTCTAGCTGCTTCTCTTCTTTCTAAGTTAATTTCAGGTTTTGATACCTGTTTCTTGTTGTATTCTTCTTGAGCAATTTTTGTTTCCTCAAGTTTTGCTTTTTTATAACCAAGCTCAGATATAGCTGTTAAAGCTTCTGCTTCAGCTGCTAAATCATTTGCTTCTCTTGCTGCTGCAAGTTTAGCCTGAGCTGCTTGTACACCTGAAGTAATACTATCTTCTGTAGACTTCAAGTATCCTGGTTCAAGCTTCGAGAGTTTATCTTCAGCTTTCTTTTTAGCTATGATCATTTTTTCAGCATATGACAAAGCTTCTTCTCTTTGTCTTTCTGCCTCTCTCCACTTATGAGTTAACTTCGATATTCTTTTCTTAACATCTTTTGAATATTGTTCTAACTCATTATCTTCTTTTTTACTTGTGTCTGCCTCTGTCTTTGTCTCTTCTAGTTTAGTCTCACGTTCATTTTCGTAAGTTTTGTCCTCGGAAGGTTGTTCCGTTTTTTCTTCTTTAGATGATTCAGTATCAACTACTGATTCCTCTTTTTCTTCTGGCAGTTCTATCTCTGCACCTGGACCAGATGTATCGATATCAACTGTTTTTGCTTGTTCTTGCTCTTGCATAGTTTTCTCCTATGTTAATATTGATGAAGTATGTCTTCGGGGTTTTCGATGGTTGCTAAAACTTCATCATCGTTTAGCAATCTTACTTCCCCACCATCGATCTGGATTCTAGATCCAGCATATCTTGCAAAAATTACCCAATCACCTTTTTTACACCAAGGCCCTTCAGGAAATTTTTCTTTATCATAACAATGTGGTCCCATAGCTAATACAAGTCCACATGTTGATCCAACTTGTTGTCTTTCTAAAGTATCTTGACCAAGAAATAATCCGCCTTTAGTTTTTTCTGGCATTTTAAATGGTAGAACTAACATTCTCCATCCAGTTGGATTTGGTAATTTATTTGATTCTTTTGTTTTTAAACGTTCATAACCATCAACTTCTTTTTGATGATCTTGTTCGTATTTATTTAATAACGCTGGTTTAGTCTTTGTCTCCGAATCGGATGACGTTGTCTGGTTTGGTTTTAGTATCATTTTGCTCCTTTGGTTTTAGCAGGTTAGAGATTTCCTGTGATATTTTTAAATAGGCATGTGCCTGTCCCATCATATACTTGTATTTTTCCATGTTGTCAATACCACCGCCAATCATATTGTCAGCAATGTTTTGATAAGCTTCTTTTAAATACTTTTGAATTTTACTTATATAAATTAATTCATCTTCCATCATTTTTTCTTTCCTCTTCTTTTTTGTAATAATTTTACTCGTGTGTGCCAACACCATTCAACACACTTAACAACATATGTTTCCACCCAAGATATAATATTATCAAGTTTTGAAAAGAAACTATATAACCATTTATCTAGCATTTCTTATTGACTCCTTTCCTTTCTTAAAAATTGCAGCGACTTTTGATTTACCCATAACTTTGGCACGCTGTTCTCCAACAGTTAGTATCTGTATTTTTCTTGCAAATGGTTTATTAATTTTTTTAACTTTTGCAACAGTCTTAC